GATATCGTAAAGGTTGCTAATGACCCATTAAGGGCAGTGAAGCCTGGTTCGCAAAGGCCGGATACGTTTGCTGGAGCGCCAAAGGAAGTGATTGCAGCTTCTGAGCAACAGGTCGCTAAAACAATTAAAGATGCAACTGGATTGGGGCCAGCAACGCCAAAAGCAGCGGTTCCTGCTGGAGAATCAGAAATGGCGGCAACCAGCGATCAGACTCGTCGACGCAGAGCAAGAGGAATTGCAACTGGATCGCGTGGCGTAACAGGCGCTGCGCGTACAACACGCAAAAGATTATTGGGTGAATAGCAATGGCTGATCAATTAGCAAGTCTCTTATTAAAACGATTTGGTTCGCTGTTTGAGCAACGTCAACAGTGGGAATCACACTGGCAAGAGATTGCTGATTATGTTGTTCCGCGCAAAGCAGATATCACAAAGCGTAGAACGGATGGTGATAAGAGAACAGAGCTAGTGTTCGATGGCACTGCTATCCATGCAGCAGAGCTATTGTCTGCTTCATTGCATGGAATGCTGACCAATGCGTCAACGCGATGGTTCTCCTTGAGATACCAGAACCGTGACCTGGACATGGATGATGCGGCAAAAGAATGGCTGGAGTCTGTTGAAGACGACATGTATCTAGCGTTTGCGCGGTCCAACTTCCAAGAACAAATCCATGAGCTATATCACGATCTCATCTGTTTCGGCACTGCTGTGATGTTTATCGAGCAAGACCCAGACAACCAGATTCGTTTCCAGACGCGACATTGCCGTGAATTGTTCTTAACAGAAGACGACAAAGGCCGTGTTGATACTGTGTTCCGCGAGTTTCACATGCCAGCGAGGGCAGTTATCAATCGGTTTGGGGACTCTGTAGACAGCAGTATTATCAAGAAAGCGCAGTCAAACCCTTATGAAAAGATTCGCTTAATTCATGCTGTGTATCCTCGTGACGAACGTGACCCAATCAAGGTTGACACTAAGAATAAACCATTTGCATCCGTATACTTTGATCCAAAGTCTAAGACTGTCTTATCAGAATCAGGCTTTGATGAGTTCCCATACGTTGCGCCACGATTCTTGAAGGCAAGTTTCGAGATTGGATATGGCCGATCTCCAGCAATGACAGCGCTTCCAGATATTAAAATGCTCAATAAGATGAGTGAGGTGACGATTCGTGCAGCGCAAAAGCAAGTTGATCCACCACTGCTGGTTCCTGACGATGGCTTCTTACTACCAATCAGGACAGTACCTGGTGGTCTTAACTTCTATCGCAGTGGTACGCGTGACAAAATTGAGCCGCTAAATATCGGAGCAAACAACCCATTAGGTCTAAATATGGAAGAGCAGCGCAGAAAAGCAATTCAATCTGCGTTCTATGTTGACCAGCTAATCCTCTCTCAAGGCCCGCAAATGACTGCAACAGAGGTGATGCAGCGTACCGAAGAGAAGATGAGATTGCTCGGTCCAGTGCTTGGGAGATTACAGGCGGAGCTTTTACAGCCACTAATTAACCGTGTGTATAACTTGATGGTGCGCCAAAAAGCGTTTCAGCCAGCGCCTGACTTTATGCAAGACTCAAGTATTGAGATTGAATATGTTTCTCCACTGGCTAAGGCTCAGAAGCAAGGCGACATACAAAACGCCCTGCGCATGCTTGAGCTATTCGGACCATTGTCTCAAATAGACCAAAGTGCTATTGACTACATCGATGTCGATGGAATGGCTAAATACTTACTAAAAACATTGTCTGTTCCTGCGACAACGATACGAGGGGATGGGCAGGTTGAGGAAATCCGTTCTCAACGAGCAGAGCAGCAACAGCAGATGCAGGAAATGCAAGAGGCTCAGATGGCGGCAGAGTCAGCGGGCGCTGCAGCTCCAATGGTGAAAGCAGTAGGACAGATGTAATGCCAAGGAAACCGAGAGTCACTAAAGATCAAATGCACCGAATCTGCGAAGAGTTGATGGACGGTGCGTCATTAACCAGGATTTGCGAAGCAGAAGATCTTCCAAGCTGGCGAACGGTTACCCGTCATGTTCAAGAAGATGATGACGCTCATACACAGTATCGTAAGGCAAGAGCTATCCAAGCCGAGATATTGCGAGATCAAATCATCGACATTATTGAAGCGCCTTTGCCTACTGATCCCAAGCTAGCAATGGCTGAAGTGCAACGTAGACGACTAGAAGTAGACCAGAAAGATAAGTATGTGCGACAATTAGCCCCATTAGGTATAAGAGATCGTGCTGAAGACAACCAACAAAACAAGATGTCCGGGACGATTACTCTGAAGTGGGACGATTCAAACGGATAATCTGGAGGGTGCATGACACCTGATGATTTGCGTAATGCGTATAAACATTTATTTGATACCGAAGACGGCAAGATTGTCTTAGAAGATCTTCAAAAACGGTTCCATATCTACGGAACTGTATTCGCAACCGATCCAAATGAAACAGCCTACTGTGAAGGGCAACGCACAGTCGTGCTGTTTATTCAGAAAATGTTGCTCGATTTAAAATTACCAGAGGAAGTATCCAATGAGTGAAGAACAGGTAGCTGAAGTCTCTGCGCCAGAAATGGAGCAAGAGGTAGCTCAGTCTGTAGAAGACTGGCGCTCAAACATCCCTGAAGAAATCAGGGGTCATAAATCGCTGCAGCACATCAACGATGTTGGTGCGCTAGCAAAAAGTTATGTACACGCTCAGTCAATGATTGGAGCAGACAAAGTTGTCGTTCCAGGCAAGTCTGCAACACCCGATGAATGGAATGAGTTTTATGCACGACTTGGTAGGCCAGAATCTCCTGATGCGTATGAGCTTCCGCAACAAGAAGGCGCTGAAGTCAATCCAGATATGTCTAACTGGTACAAACAAATGGCGCATGAGATTGGATTAAATTCAACTCAGGCCGCCAAATTGTATGAGTCTTATAATCAATTCATCTCAAACTTCCAAGAATCAACCGCTGTAGATCATGAGATGCACGTTCGGGAGGTTGAAGCCAATTTGCGCAGAGAATTTGGGCAAGCATTTGATGACCGAATGGCGTTAGGCAATGGTGTGGTTGAGCAGTTTGGTGCATCTGACTTAATGGAAGTTGAGTTAGCTGATGGCACATTGCTTGGGGATAACCCTGATGTAATTAGAATGATGTCGAATATCGGTGTCTTTATGAAAGAGCGCCTAGGTGAAGACACCCTTGAAGGAATCAAAACTAACGGGGGGTTAACACCAGAACAAGCGCGTGATAAATTATCAGAGCTTACAGCCAGTAGCTCCCCGTATTGGGACAGTAGGCATCCAGAACATGATTGGTATGTACAAGAAGCCATGAAGTTCAGGGAAATAACCAATGGATGACAAAGAGTTCAAACTTGAAGTCCTAAGGGTTACACTGGCTCACGGTACAATGGCGCAGATGAGAGATATTCTCTCTGAAGCCCAGAGGAACCTTGAATGGTGTCTAGAACCTTTGGAGAAAGCTGAGGCTCCCAAAGAAGCGGAACCATCCAGGGTAAGAAAATCAGGACAAGCGAAAGCCCCTGTCGGCAAAGCCGTAACATTTACTTAAAAATTCGTCCTGCCTTGCAGGGTAGCGAGACATTGTTTTAGCTAACTGTAAAAGGGGACACTTATGTCAACTCAAGTTACAACTGCATTTGTGCAGCAGTTTAGCAGCAACGTCCAACTGCTTTCTCAGCAGCGCGGTTCATTGTTGCGTGGGGCTGTTTCTGAAGAATCAGTAACAGGTGAAAAAGCGTTTTTCGATCAAGTGGGTGCAGCAGCCGCTGTTAAGAGAACTTCTCGCCACGGTGATACGCCTCTCGTAGAGACTCCGCATTCTCGTCGCATGGTGACGATGGATTCATACGAATGGGCTGATCTGATTGATGATGCCGATAAAGTTCGTATGTTGATCGATCCAACATCGACTTATGCAATGGCTGCTGCCGCTGCAATGGGTCGTGCAATGGACGATGCAATCATCACTGCCGCGATTGGCACTTCTAAGACTGGTAAGTCTGGATCATCAAGCACTTCAATGCTTGCTGGCCATCAAATCGCAAACGGATCTGCGGATCTAACTCTGGCAAAACTCATCCAGGCAAAGAAAATTTTGGACTTGGCTTCTGTCGATCCATCAATTCCTCGCCACATTGCTGTTGGTCCAGATCAAATTGAATCGCTGTTGAACAACACAACTGTTACTTCA